AATGTTGTGCCGTTGTAAATAGGCATGAAACCCCATCGCCCCCAAGCCAATACTTCTCTCCCTTTGTGCACTAAATCGTGCTTTTTCTAGCTCGTTTGGAGCATGAAAAATGAAATGACTAATTACATTGTCTAGCATTCGTACTAGGTCAGGAATAAACTGTGGATCATTGCTCCACTCGTCGTATTCTTCAAGATTTACACTAGATAAACAACATACTGCAGTTCGCTCTTCGTTTGTCGGCAGTGTAATCTCACTACACAGATTTGACTGGTGTACTTGTAAGCCTAATTCTTTTTGGCACTCAGGCATACCTTCTTGTACTGTGTCACCAAACATAATATAAGGCTCGCCAGTCTCAACACGATTTTGTATCAGTTTTACCCAAAGTGTTTTTGCTGATACAGTCTTTGTTACCGCGCCTGAATGAGGGTCTATGAGATCCCAGCTATCATTGAAGCCTTCCTCTTTAGTAGCATTTTCAATAAGTTGCATAAAACTGTCTGGAACAACTACGCCATGATGTAGATTAGTAGACTTACGATTAATATCTCCGCCTGTAGGCTTGCGAACGTCTAAAAACTCTTCGATTTCGGGATGATTCATTGGTAAGTATGCCGCATAACTTCCACGACGAGTTACACCTTGTGAAAAAGCAAGCATTTCTGCATCAACTACTTTTACAAAAGGAATTACCCCAGTTGACTCTGACCCCGCTGAGGTTTTAGAGCCTACGGAACGGACATCGCCCCAATAACCGCCAACGCCCCCACCCACAGAAGAAAGGAACGCATTCTCGGTGTAGTGGCTAGTGATACCAGTTCTGCTGTCATCCACATAGTTAAGAAAACAAGAAATAGGTAACCCACGCTTTGTTCCTCCGTTTGATAGTATAGGGGTTGAGAACATAAACCATAGTTTACTTGCATAATCATATAGTCGTTGTGCATGCTCTTCATTGTCTGCAAAAGCTCCTGCTGCCCGAGCAAAAGCTTGCTGTGGAGAAGTTTCTCCATTTACTAAGTACCTGTCTCGCAAGGTTTTAATGCTAAATTCTGAGAGATAGCGGTCTCTTTTAAAATCAGTTATTATATTCATTTAGTACACTTCCAATATTTTCAATATTGTCTTGACCAATCGCATCATCACAATACGTCATTAGATCCATTAACTCATAATTTACGAGCAACTGCTCTGCATTTTCGTTCAATGCTTGTATATATTTGTATCTACTCTCAAGAGGAGTAGCATTATAAATATCCATTGCATCGCCGTAGTCTCTTATAAGCTGTACCGCTCTCTTCGGGCCAATGCCGGGTATACCTGGAACATTGTCTCCTTTATCCCCTGTAAGACATTTCATAGATATGTACTGTTCGGGGGTAACCTCGTAATGTTCTCTCCAGTTATCCAACCTCACTTCTTTTCTTGTTACATAAGAGAAGCGAGCTACTTTTTCTTGTATTAGCAAATCCCAGTCACGATCACTTGATATAAGCCATAGGTACTCTAAGTTGTACTTTTCTTTGTGCTTAACTAAGTGTGCGGCGATGTCATCAGCCTCTACACCCTTGTACCGAAGTACAGGATAATCTTCTGCAAGCACTTCAAGGCTTGCTTCAAATTCTTCGAAGAACTCTTCAAAAGCAAGTCTCTCTGCTTCTGTTTGTTCTGCAAATTTTTCTTTTCTATTTTGTTTATAGTCAGGGGATATTCCTTTTCTGTAAGAAGAGGAGCCCCAGTCTGCTGTGATAATAATATTACCACAATCATACGACTTTGCTAAACTCTTGACTGTATCTTGATAGTCATAACGAAAATCTGTACGGCCTTGGTGTTTCCAACGAAACGCCAGGTTTAGTGCATCTACTACTAACGTAGCATTTGCATTTTCATTTACCATTTTATCTGTTAAATTAAAGGCCATCTACAAACCTCATTGGTTCTTTTGTAAGCCACGTTTCTGCTAGTAAGACATAACAGTCTAACCATTCTATACGCAACCATTCAGTTGTATTTTGTGGCAATAGATTCGTAACTACAAATACTGGGGACCGATTATATTTGAAAAACAATAGAGGCTCCTGGTTACCGCCTGCAGCTTGCTGTAGCAGCTTTACCCACCAACGTATTAAGTTATTTGTCTTTTTTGCCGTAAAAATTTTATCCGATAAAGGAGAACTTTCATAGTTTTTTACTTCTATACAGAAGCGATTCTTTGCGTGAGGAACATACAAGTCTCCTTTTAAGTATTCGAGAGCACCTGAAGCAGGAACTCTCTCAAACTGAAGATCGGTAGCATCTCTGAGCATGTCTCGAACTAAGTATTCGCCTCTAGCGCCCTTAGCTCTACTATCAACCATGCTCTCTACAAATCTCCTCAAGCATTTCGAGCTTTTCTTTAAACTCAGCTGCTTTTGCTATTTCTCCTTCAATTGCTGCCATAATATCAGGATGTTCCCCAATACCTGCAGGATGCTCTAAATACATACGCACATTTGCTTTGTGGTACTGTATTTTTCCTAGAAGATACGAAGCCATACCTTCTGCTATAATATTTTTTGCTTTCACCATTTAGTGCTCCAATTTACTGATGTTTCCTGATTTTACAACTTCTACTTTTTCTAGTAGAGGGTGTGTCCATCCATGACTAACAACATAAGTATTGAGATCTTCTCCGAGCAACACTTCTACTAACTTCTCTCGCCCTGTTTCGTCTAATACATTGATAACTTCATCCAAGAAAAGAATATTAATTCTAGACTTGGATATACTACTCATCAATTTACGAATGGCGATAAGTGTAGCAGTATTTACTCTTGCTAACTCTCCTGAAGAAAGAGCTAGAATATCGACTATGTTACCATTATCTGTTACTTGTACATTTAACTTATCGTTTGACACTACGAATTCAAGTGTGAAACGTCCGTCTGAAAGCTCTGCAAGATAGTGGTTTGTAAGCTCTTCAAGCTCTTTTACTAAGTTTTCTATCTTGTAAGCTAACAAGCCGTTAGTGCTGAAAGCTTTCTTCAATACTTCTAAATTGCTAGAAATCTCTCTTTCTTGGTTTAGAACTTCTTGGTGTTCATCTAATTGAGAGGTAAAGTCCGCTGTCTGCTCGAGTATTACTTGGATTCTCGTGTTTCGTTTAGTGACTTGTTCATTTTCTCGTGTAAGCTGTATAAGCCTTCTTTTTGCATCCGATATTCTCTCCGAGATTCCGTCAGCCCTACTACTAAGCTCCTCTTTATCCAACGGGACTGTCGGTAAAGTTTGGTCGATACTACGGTACAAGTCTTCCCAATCTTTTTGAGTTTTTTGAGAATCTCGAAATCTTGCATTGTCTCGTTTAATTTCTGATATTCTTCTTTCAATTTCATCTTGCCTTTCCTTTGCGGACATAATCTTACTCGTTTCTTTAGAGACTAAAGAGTTAATAAAATCACTGTCTACATCTTGTTCACAAGTAGGACATTTGTCCTCTAATTTGCTAAGTTTATCTAAAAGACGCTTTGACCCCGCTACCGATTGTGAAAGACTACCACCCTCGGTTTGAAGATCATCATAGGATTCTACCTTTTGTATAGCACAGTTTCTAGCAGAATCAATATCTATCTTACTAAGCATACTTTTATATGTATTATTCTGAGAAATCTTTTTATTTTTCTCAGAAATATTTTCAATTTCAATCATGAGAGCAGCGAGCTCTTGTTCGTCTTCTGTTGTCTCAATTGAAATTTCAGACAGAGGAAGTATATTCGTATCACTCAATTTATTATCTGACAACCATTTTTCTATGGTGGCGGTCTTTGATTCTATACTGCTAAGAGTGAGTGCGGTTCTTCTAGACTCTTCTTTAAACAGCTCAAATAGGGATATGTAGTGTTCTAAGTGTAATAAATCTATTAGAAACTTTTTTCTATTTGTGTCTGTTGCAGTTAAAAACTGTAAACTACTATTTGTATTTTGATATACTAACTGAGAAAAAGTTTTGAAATCAATGCCAAGAATATCTTGCAAAGTTTTGTAAGTATTAGTTGCAGTATGCGAACTAATATCTTCTCCGTTCTCTAATAGTTTTAGTTTTATACTAGATTTTCTATCAATAAGGACTTCGTATCTGCTATCGTCTTTTGTAAAGTCTAGTTGAATATTATAGCCAGCATTTACATACCGATTTGGTATATCTGCTTTTTTAATACCTTTTGAGTTTTTGTTGTATAACGCTTCTTCAATAATTAACGGTATGGACGACTTGCCCATACCGTTAGTGCCAAGAACTTGAGTTACAGTATTACTACTGAGGTCCAACTCATTATCTGCGCCATAGCTAAAACAATTACTCCATCTCAATTTTTGTAGCGTAATCATTAAATATCCCTACTATTTTAGGTATTCTAGGTTCTGGTATCTCTAGAATATAGGTTAAATACTCAACTAACTCTTCTTGAATAGTCATTTCTTTGGTCATAACAAGCGTAGCTTCGCTACTTCGTTTTACAACTTTCTTGTCTAAAAGATCGCTATTCTTAATATTAGCTAGTTCCTGTATATCTCCCTCTATTTCATAGATTGTATGGTGGTAGTCTGTAGGTACCATTTCATCTGTACTTGATACGGTTTTCCGTATAAGTTGGGGCAGTTCAAACGCGTCCCACATCCACGACCAATTCTGAGGATTAATTAAGAGGTAACCAGTCTGAACCTCATTTCTGTGAAATGAAGTTGTCATAGGGCTTCCTGGATATACAATATTTCTTTGAGTATTACTATGTGCGTGTAGATCCCCTGCAAATACTACAGGGAAATCTTCAAATCTCTCAAGGTCTACCTCTGGCTTGACGTGAGGAGGTATCTCTCCTCGAACATGAGTAAAAAGAGGCTTGCTCTTGTCAAACCAATCAATACTATCTTTCTTATGAAGCTCGGCATAGGGAAGTATTCCATACCCTAAGCCTGGGTCTATATAAGAAATATCAATTATGTGTACCAAAGGATTTATATCTCTTGAAACTTGCTTTAACTGAGAAAAGAAAGTTTTATTCTTTCTCGTAGCTTCATGATTGCCATCATAGATAATAGTTGGAATCTTTACTTCTCGAATAAACGAAAAGTAAAGTTCTAACTCTTCCATGTTCGGCAGACGGTCAAATAAGTCTCCTCCTATAATATGAGAACTACACTGTTTTTCGAGAGAATGAATCTGCTCGAAAAACAGCTTATACCTATTTAATGCCCACTCTCGTGGGACATTTTTCTGGCCTAGCTTGATATGCCAGTCTGCCGTAAATAAAATCATGATACGTTAAATTCATCTTCTAAAGTTTCGTCGATACTGCCAGCGCTGTCTTCACGGATTTCATCAAGAAGTGTTTTTTGTGCATCTGGAGTGGGACGAGGCATAACATCATCCATAGACTTCAGATCTGCAATCGCAGACATCTCACTTTCGCTGAGAGAGCGTTGCTTGCACTTGAGCACTTGTAACTGATACTCTACGTTGTAAGGTAAAGGTCCAGTCTTAACACGCTTGAACTTAACATCCCAGCCTGTTTTTGGATCAGTAGGATCGCCTAGGTCTTCTGCTGCTGTAAGAATTGCTTCAAACAACTTCTTCTTGAGGTTGACGATTTTTACTTCGCCATTATCAAGACACTGCATTGCATAGCTCCAGCCGCACTTGAGATCGGGGTAGTACTCACGAACCCAGTCTTTCTCAAGATTGTTAAATCGCTCTTCGTTACGATCAAAAGACAGACACTCAAAAGGAATGTTCTTGCCGTTTTTCCCTTCTAGCCAGTAAACGTATCGTGCTAGTACGTCACCAACAAGACGGACTTCGTTGTCTCCGTCACGGTAAGAGTAAGATGTGATTGACGACTTTTTAGCGCCGCCTGCTGATTTATTAAATGAAATAGCCATTAGTGTAATTTCTCCTGTGGGACTTCTTCATATAGAAAATGTATTTCATTATCTTCTATAATAAGTAGTCTATTGTTTTCAAAAAGATCTGGAGCTACAGTACAAAGTATTGAGTCCAGTGTGATTTTCCCAGTTGCTAAATAGTCCCCATAAGGACGTATTGAAGCTAAAGCAAGATACTGGGCTATCTCGCTATATTCGTACTTATAAGCATTGTAAAGTAAGACATCTGGATGTACCAAAAAGGATTCGCCAGTAAAATTAATATTACTATACTTATAAAGTCTATCATATTTTGTACCCGGTATTGAAGCCGTTACTATCATTTTAAAGATTAAAAAGACAGCAAAGAGCTACTGAAGAATATATATCTGAAGGAAGAGAGGCTGGATTTAAAGATACAGTTATTATAGACTACCTAAGCAGAGTAAGAAAAGTTCCTATGAAGGAAATAAAATCTGCAATGGAGATTGTATCTGAAGGTCTAGGAGCATTACCAGCAAG